ATGTTTCAACAGAAGGAGTCTCCTCTTCTTCCTGACCTTCAATTTCAAATTCAATTTTTTCTTGGGGTTCACCCTTTTCAGGTGTAATAGTAGACCATTCAGTCTCTGCCATTTTATATTCTCCTGTTTAACGTCCTCAGCGAATAAGACGAATAACGCTGATGTAGTATATTATATAGTAAAAATTACTGTGTCACAATAGCAACACTGTAAATTAATTTGATAAGTTAAATGTTGGGTCTAAATCTTTTGCATCTTTGACTACCATTTTAATAGCATCGTCAAAGAGAAGTAAGAGTTGGACACCTTTATACAAAAACTTATCGCCTGTATGCTTGCCGTAGCACACATAGTCTCCCTCCTTGCACCACGGCTTACCATCAAACTTAGAATCTTGGTAAGCTAGGTTCCCTATTTTTAAAACACGACCCACTGTTGTAAGATAAGCCATGTCCGATTTGGTTGAGTCAGGAAGAATAATACCGCCCTTTGTTGCCTGTTTAACAGAGACAGGACGTACGAGAATGTGGTATCCTGGAATCTCTGGTAGTGGGCTGGGGTCTTTAACATTTTCTTCTGTAATCCATTCGTCATTTTTTAAAGCACTTGAAGCTGCTCTCATTTGTTTAGTCCTCTTCTATATACTTGTTGAGATAGTCTTTCACAAGACCTATTGATTTCTCAATCCCTGCTATCGTTCCAACTGTCTCACGATAACTAGCATAATCCGAAGCGGTCCCATACGCAAGCGAATCTTTTATTATTTCAATTTCTTTTTGTAGTTCTTTTAGTAACTGTTCGTATAGCACTAGCCAAGACCACCTGTTTTAATTAAATCCATAAGCAACTGAGCAGAAGCTTTTGACTCATCAAGCTCATTCTTATCCTGTGCCTTAAGAAGGTCGCCCAACAGTCTCATTGCTTCAATAGCACGTTTGTTACTACGGTCTTCTTCTTTCTGCATTGCAGTCATCTGCTTATCAATGCCTGCTTCTTGTGCGTCAATAACAATCTCTTGTTCTTTGAGGTCAAGCGCACGGTTTTTAAGTGCTGCATCAACTTGAGCTTTAGCAGCCTGTGTTTGGTTCTTGGCTTGTTCAACTTGGATGCGTTGTCCTTCCAACTGAACCATCTGTTGCTCAGGAGACATCGGACCACCCTGCATAATTTGCTGGTGCATTTGCATAAGTTGTTGTGCAGCTTGAGCCTGTACCATTGCTTCTGGCTCTGGAGCCTGTGCAAGTTGTTGTTGTATTTGCTGAGCCATAGCTGGGTTCTGAGCAATCTGTTGTTGTGCCTGTTGTGTAAGACCTGCAAGTTGTTCTTCATAACGAAGAATAGTATGCTCAGAAATATTAGCCTGTAGTGCAGCAGCAATTTTTGGAAGCGTAGGATTCTGCTTATTAGTTGGGTCTTGCAAGAATGCCATCTTAACTGCAATGTGTGCATCGTGGTTCTGACCAGTAAATGCCTTAATGGGTTTGCCTTCTGCAGCAGTTCTAATATCAGACATTGGGTCTTGAGGGACCGCATCTTTCTTAAGTGGCATTAGTTTCTCTACGTCAGGAACATTAGCAGTAGTAAGAAGCATACGGTTAATAGCTTCCATATCAAACATGCCAGGTTCTGACTGAGCAGCAATCTGCTGTACCATTTGGATAAGCATCATACGTTGTGCATTAGACGGGATGTTAGGGTCAGACACTGGAATGATGTCTACCTTGCCATCAAAGTCTGCTCTAAAGATTTTCTCTTCCATTCCTGGAAGGTCATATGGGTATTCCTCATCCAGATACTCAGAGTCAATACGAGCCAATACTTTAAACTCATCACCCTGTGCTTTATGTAAACGCTTGTGGATTGAAGAGAAGAACTTGCTTGAAGCTTCCAGCAATGCCATCGTTGTACCTACGGGACCATAACCTCCGCTGTCTGCGATTACTTGTTCAGTACTGTCAGCAAACTTCTGACCTGTCTGTGTTACAAAGGTAAGCATGTTAAACAAAGTCTGTGATGGTTCTTTAAACGGTAGTGGGATAATAGACTTAGACAAGTCCATACCTGTTGCTTCTACTTCTTTAAATTCGCCAGGGGCAATAGGGTCGTTATCACCCACCATACGTACGCCTTTAGCTTTGAAGCCACCAGGAAGATTAGCAAACTGACCTGCATCAAGAAGACTCCGCATAGCTGCAGTGGCCGACATTGTGAGGTTGCCCAAGAAATGAATAAGCCCCAAACCATAAAAGCCAAAACCAGGAACGTATCTATAATGGGTGAAGTGCATCTTCTTAACATACTTGTCATCTCCTTCTGCCCAGTTACGTCTGATAGACAATACTGCACCCGTGCTTTCTTCTACAGTTACAATGTAAGGACACGCTACTTTACCTTTGTGCATTTTGTCTTCTGGGATTTCCAGATAGCAATGCTGTTCAAGCAACACATACTGTGGGTCATTGTCAGAAGCAGGAGACAGACCAAGAACATTGTCCATCTTCTCTGCCATACCTGACAGTGTTGGGATACCAGCCGTAGGTAGTTCTACGTCTGCATACATGCCTGCGTCAATCTGACGGGCAAGGTCTACAGGGCTTCGATAGATTACATGTGTGTAGCGGTCTGCTCTGCGTAAGTCTGTTGCATAGTAAGACACATAGAACTGGTCAATAGGAACAAACTCAGACACAGGACGCTCAAGGCTTGCATCATAATAAATCTTTTTAATAGCTGAGCCAATCAACGGTAGGTGAAACAACATGCGCTCAAACTCGTCAAAGTATTCTGGCATCTGTGTTGTAACCTGATAGTTCATAAAGTTCTGAACACGGTTGGCTTGCTGCTGTCTCTCTAATGTTGCTTCGCCAAGCACTTGAGCTTTTACTGGTCCTTTAGCAGGAAACAACTCTGTTGATGCTTTGGCTTGGAACTTAACTGCAGACTCAATCAACAGTGGGTGTACTGCTGTGGCTGCTCCCTCAAATGGTTCGGTTGTATCTTCTAGCTTAAGACCAAGAAGCTCGAACCCACGCTCAAACATTGATTCCCATTCTGAACGAGAATCCTTGTCGGCATGAAACTTATCAATAACTGTATTACCAATGTCAGCTAGTGTATCTTCATCAAGCATGTCAACAAGGTTATCAAAGAACCCTGTGTCACCTGATTCAATCTCTAGCTCTAGCTCTGATGCCATACCAGACAGGTCTACTTCTACTTCGCCCGTTTCAGGGTCAACAGTAATGTTTGCATCTGCTGTAGATACATCGTCCATTTCTAACTCAAGCTTTGGACCTTCTCTTCCGCCGTCTACTTCGTATGGGTTACGTTCAGTTGCCATTTACTTTTTCTTTCCTGTAAGAGCTTTACCATATCCACGTTGAGCAACGCCGACACCTCGTGGCTTTTTAGTTGTTCTGGTTTTCTTTTTAGAAACCATGCCACCTCTTTTTAGTTTCATTCCTTGTGGCTGGCCTGCCTTTGGTTTTTTTTGAGCTTCCATCATTGCAAGTGCTTCTGCTGCCTTGCCTGACGTTGGCATTTTTGCACCACCTCCGCCACCTCCTAATAATCTTTCACCAATTATCTGTGCGGCTTCTCGCATTGAAGCGGTAATCCATCCTTGCTCCCCTCGCTGTGGTCTTTTTGACCCTTTATCTTTTTTATCAGACATATTAAATTTCCTTGATTAATTGCTGTTGCCTATATTATACACTTAAGTGCGCCAGTATCCAACCCTCTTTTGTCGTCTTGGGTTATAATCATCTTCCCAGCTAGGGTCTTCGTTGTGAGACACATGCCAGCTGTCCCTCATATAGTGGATAGCCATAGTCATTGCATCTACTTGGTCATCGTGTGCGCCGTTGGGAAAGGCTAGTGCTTCATCGTATAAATCCTTTGCCCACTCCTTACCCTTCGGTATATAGACACGCCCTGATTCCATTAGAGGTGTTGCAGCATAGACACGAGAAACCTTATCCCTGTCGGGCAGATAGTCCAGTACTGGCAGTCCAGCTAGTCTCATGTCCTGCAACAACGACTGACCCGAAGCCTTCTTCTCAATAATACATACGTCAGGTTTGTGCTTCTGATATAGATGCTGAGCTACACGTCTCAAGTCTGGATACTCAAACCTGTCCTTAACATTGCCAAGTAGTATCAGATTGGGTATGACAAACTCATTACCAAACTCATCCCGTTCTGATTGGTGGAAGATACCCCACGTCTGGATGACACTG